CGGAAGGAATCGCGCCGTTCCGCGCTGCATGGCGATTTACGACCGGTGAGGGCAAGGCAGCCCATGGCTACCTACATGCGCGAATCATACCAGCCCCATTGGACCTGTCGCCGGGTGAACCGGAGCCCATGCGGTGTCTCGAGTGGGAGAATCCGCCTGAGCTTGTGCCCGAGTGGGAGTGTCCAGCGGAGCGCGAGCGGCGCATTGAGGATTATATGAGGAGGCATGACCCATGAATGCGACCACCATCCTGACCTACACCGGGCAGCGGCTCGACCTGAGCGCGCCCGATCCGGCGGCCATCTGCCTGACCGACATCGCCCACGGGCTGGCGCACACCATCCGCTGGCGCGGGGCGCTCGGGCCGCTCACGGTGGCGCAGCATAGCGTCCTGTGCGCCATGCACTATCGCCTCGCCGGCAACCCGGCGGCCCAGTGGCTAGCGCTGCTCCACGACGCGGCCGAGGCGTACCTCGGGGACGTGCCTAGCCCGGCCAAGCGGGCCTGCCACCATGGCGATCTGGACCTGCTTGAGCTTGACCTAGTGCACGCCATAGCCCGGAGGTTCGAACTCGATCTGGCCCAGTTCGAGCTCGTCGCCGCGGTGGATCTGGACGTGCGGGCGTGGGAGGTGCAGTCCTACCGGCCGCGCACATGGGTCGGCGTGGATTTAACAGCCACATTTGGTGCGCCCTCGCGGCCGGTCCTATGCGAGGACCAAGGGTGGGCGTACTTCCTCAACGAGGCGCGGCCGTGGAGCGCGGGGGAGGCCGAGCAGGTCTTCCTCGATATCAGCCACCGCACCCTCGGCCTGGAGGACCCCACATGACGCCGGCCATCGACTGGACCACCCAACCCCTGGGCCAGCTCCCGGACGCCCGGCTGGCCGCGATCCTGGGCGTAGCGGCGCACGTGGTCCGCCACCACCGCACCCGGGCGGGGCTGCCGGGCTACCGCACGCAGCGCGAGGCCGCTGCGTTGCAGCGCACCCCGCCGCAGCACATTGACTGGAGCGCGCAACCCCTTGGGCAGCTCCCGGACAGCGCCCTGGCCAAGCGCCTGGGCACCTACCCGGCCGCGGTGGCGTTCCAGCGCAAGCAGCGGGGCCTGCCCGCCTACGAGCCCCCGGGCACCGCGCCCCCGGCGGACTACGGCCCGGCCCGGCACGCGGCGTGGGCGGCGTACCCCGCCACGGGCGACCTGTGCCGGTGCTGCCTGGAGGGGCTGACCCGCCTCCCCGGGGGCAACCGCCGGGCCGCGCCGCGCCGGTGGACGGACCAGGGGCCGATCTGTGCGGCCCACTACGCCGCCCTGCCCCCGTGCCGCCGCTGCCCCGCGCCGGTGCTGGAGGCCGGGGACCTGTGCGACGCCTGCACCACGGCCCTGCTGTGGCGGCAGGGCGAGGCGGCGGGCTGGCGCGCGGGCGGCGATCCCCTTGCGGGCGCCCCGGCCGGGCTGGACCAGGGATCGCTGCGGGCGATCCGCGACGGGCTGTGCGCGTTCGCCAGCCGTGGGAGGAAGGCATGAACAGCGTGAAGCAAAGCGATATTGGAGAGCTTTTGAGCAAGGCAGAAGCGCGATGCGACATCTACGAGCGCCGCATCGCCGAGCTCGAGCACACCATCGAATACCTACGCGGGCACGTCGCCGCGCTCAAGCGGGCGCTGGTCGCGGTGCTGACGGAGGAGAAGCCATGACACATGACATCGTTGCGAACTACAACGCGCTGGTGGATGCCCTGGAGACGCCAGAACAGCGGAAATTGGCATCACACCTGTGCCGTGACATCACAGGGCTACTGGATTTATGGGCCGAGGTAGAGCGGCTCAAGGCGCAGCCGGTGTTGCAGTTCATCATCAGCGAGCCTGGGCCAGGCCCCGAGGCGGGTCGGTTCATCGAGGTGGAGGACGGGGCAGGGCATAGCATCCGCGCGGGGAGTTGGGCGCAGCGGCAGGACGGTAACTGGGCACTCACGGTGCCGGTGCCAACCGGTGAACCGGCCAGGGATAATGCGACCGAGGTCGAGGCGTTGGTGGCTGAGATCGCGCGGCTCAAGGCCCATCCCACCGCAGCCCAGGAACGGGCGGCGATCGTGGCGTGGATAAAATTAGGCATTTCACGAATCCCTAATGGTAGGGCCAGTTGTTTTGCTGATGTTGTGTTGCCCCAATTAGTGGAAACTCTCGAGCGTGGCGAGCACTGGCCTACGGCGGGAGGGACGACATGAGTGGATTGATTACTCTTGGGGTGGTTATACTAGGCAGCACTGTTTTAGGCGTGGTTTTTTCAGTTCTTACTAACAAGTTTGCCGCCGATAATACCAAGCCAACCGCAGCCGATGAGCGTGCTGCGATTGTGGCGTGGATGCGGACTTACGGTGCTGGATATGTTTTTGCTGATGCTATCGAGCTGGGCGAGCACTGGCCCACGGAGGGAGCCAAGGACTACGTCGAGGTCGGGATCGAAGAAGTGGAGGGACGCCATGAGTAAGTACGGGTTTTTAATCGAGGCGACGATCTCCATGGGCATCGACGTGGAGGCGGACTCGCTGGAGGAGGCCATTGAGCAGGCGCAGAAGGCGTCCGTGATGTCGCTGTGCCACCAGTGTGCCCACGGCGAGGAAGGGGCGTGGAACACCTCGGGCGAACTGGACTGTGGCGATCCGGGAACGGCCGTGCTCGTGGCGGTGTATTGCGATGGCGAGGAAGTCGATCTCGAGGTCGCGCGGAAGGGGTGGTAACGCCATGATCGACGAAAAAATACTAGCGGCCGTAACGGAGCTTGCCCGCGCGGCCTATCGCATGGGGGCCAAGGATGCGCGGCACCTATGCTTTCACACCGCCCGCCGCGTCGCGATGGGCACCAACGAGGTAGATCAAAAGGTGGGCGCAACCCGTGTGCGCGACGAGATCAAGGCGCTTAACCCGGCCAGCGCGATGCCGGACTTCACGAGCGCGGCCCTGGTCGCACTCGGGGCGCCTACGAGCGCGGCCGAGGTATGCGCGGAGTGCGGGGGTACGGGGTGGCTGACGTGCCGCGGGTGCCTACCAGTCCCGAAGGGGAAGCCATGACCGACCGCTTTGCCGAGGTGCAGCCCGGCCAGCCCGGCTGGTACTGGCACCATAACCGCGTCGTGGAGGTGGTCCGCGACGGATCGGGCAACCTATGGACCCGCTGGGAGGACGGGCAGCGCACCGCCACCCGGGACCTGCCCGAGGGGCCGCGCTGCATTCCGCCCTCGGAGCTGGCGGCCTGGGAGCGCGAGGCGGATACCGTGACGACCACGGTAGCCAACTGGCTGCGGGAGCGCGAGCTGATCACGGCGCTCCAGGCCGAGGTGGCGCGGATGCGACCCTTCGAGGAGCAGGCCGAGGGGCTTTGGGTGGAGACGGAGCGGCTAACGAAGATGCTCTTCGACATCAAGGCGATAGCGCAAGGAGCGGAACATGATCACGATTGAGGAGTATGCCACCGCGGCAGCCGTCACGGCCGCGGGGGACCATGACGCCATCGCCGCGCGGGTGACCGACTCGCACAGCATCATGGACCTGCAACACGCAGCGCTCGGGCTCGCCTCGGAGGCGGGGGAGTTTGCCGACGCCCTAAAGAAGCACCTGTTTTACGGGCGCCCCCTGGACCACGTGAACCTGATCGAGGAGCTAGGGGACGTGTGCTGGTACGTAGCGTTGGCCGCGGCGGCTCTAGACGTGCCGTTGGGCGAGGTGCTGGCCCGCAACGTGGCCAAGCTCAAGGTGCGCTACCCGGCGGGCTTCGGCGAGGCGGCCGCGACGACACGCGACATGCCCGCAGAGCGTGGCGCGCTGGACGGGAGCGGAGCCGCACCGGCCGACCCGCCCGACGCCCGCGCCGCCTATGCGTCCACCTGGTAGCGGTGCCGCTTGCGCACCAAATCCGCAGGATGTATAGTGGCCCCATGGCCCCCGATTCACGCCAATGCGCCCCCTACGGGGCCCAAGCCGCACGCGCGTCGACCCGTTCTCCGGCCGACCCCCGCAAGGTGCGGTTCGTGATCTTGCGCATGACCGAGGCCGAACACGCCGCCTGCATGGCGCGGGCCCGGGCCCGGGGCATCACCCTGAGCGGCTACCTGCGCCGCTGCGCCCTCGACGAGCAATGGGTGGCTGAGGCCCTGGCCAGCCCCCTGCCCCCGTCATACAAGGTGCCCGTAGCGGCGCACGCCCTGGCCGTGCGGGCCGAGGTGGAGCGCATTGTCGACCCCGCAGCCCCGGCCCGGCAGGACGGCTCGATTCGGCGCACCTACTGGGACGGCCGCGAATGACCGCCAAGAAACCCAAGAAGCCCAAGCCCAAGTCAACGCGCGGCACCCAGAACCCCCTCACGGTCGCGGAGTACAACGCCCTGTGGGAGGAGTACCAGCGCACCCAGACGGTCAGGGACGCGGCCCGGTTCGCGGGGGTCCACTACCAGACCGCCATGCGCTACATCACGGGTCCGGGCGAGCCCACCAAGGGCTTCCACCCCATCGCCGAGCGGTTCCGCCTGGCCCAGGAGGAGCGCAACCGGGTCGAGGACCAGACCCTGGTCGAGTTTCGCCGGGTGGAGCTGGCCACTACCAACCGCATGCTCGGCGTGCTCCGCGGGGAGTTCGAGCTTGCGGCCGGGGACGTGCGGGCCCGCCTCGAGGCGTTCCGGCAGGCGCGGGAGCAGGCCGCGGCCCACGGGCAGCCCCTGCCCCGGGGCGAGCGCGAGCTGAGCCTAGACAAGCTCCTGGCCACGTACGAGAAGATGGCCCGGCTGGGTGAGCACCTGCTCGGCGGGCCGGACCAGATCCACGCCCTGGCCCGCGACCCCCTGGACGACCTGACCGACGCCGAGGCGACCGCCTACATCGAGCGCGGCGTGGTGCCCCCGGCCCTGCGGGGCGGCGGCGTGGCCGGGGCACAGCGGGCCCGGGAGCGGGGCGAAGGGTGAACCGAATGAAATTCGGGTTGAAAAAGTGTCAGGCCCGTAATTCGGCGCATCCCTCCCCGGCTAAATCCGAACAAACGGATCGTTTGCATGCCTGATGTGCTAGTCCAACCGAACGGGACCGGCGCCCTGCACCCCGGCTACCGCCCCCCGGTGGGGCACCTGCTCACGCTGCCCCCGGGCCAGGTGGTGGCGTGGGGCAGCCCGGCCGAGCGGACCAGGCGGCTGCGGCAGCTCCAGCGGCTGCGGCAGGCCCGGGCGCGGGCGCACTTCCCGTCGTTCATGGAGTACATGGCCTGCGACGAGTCCACCGGCGAACCCCTGCGGATGCAGTGGTATCACGACGAGTGGAGCGCGGCATGGGACGCGGAGCCCCGCGTGCTCATCGTGGCCCCGCGTGCGCATGGCAAGACCACGGTCATCGTCATGCGGATCATCTGGGAGCTCGGCCGCAACCCGGACCTGCGCATCAAGATCGCCTGCGCCGCGGATGGGCGGGCCATGGAGCGGCTCTTCGAGATCTCCCAGCACATCACGAGCAACCCCCGGGTGCGCGAGGTGTTCCCGGGCCTCGAACCCGACCCGGCCGCGAGCTGGTCCAAGCACGCCATCTACCTGCGCCGCGCCGCCCGGCACCGCGACCCCAGCGTCTCGGCCCACGGCATCACGAGCACGGCAACCGGAACACGCGCCGACCTCGTGATAGCCGACGACGTGGTGGACCGCCGCAACGCCCTGGCCATGCCGGGCATGCGGGAGACGGTCAAGACCGCGTGGAAGTCGGACTGGGTGAACCTCGTCGAGAACGACGGGCGCATTTGGTACATAGGCACGCGCTGGACCAACGCGGACCTGACCTCGGACCTCATGGCCAACCAGGCCTATCGCCAGCTCTTCTACGCCATAGGACCGGACTTCGGCGCCATGTGGCCGGATCGCTGGTCGGAAGCCGCGCTCCGCGCCCGGCACCGCGAGATCGGGTCCATCGAGTTCAACCGCGGGTTCGCCAACCAGGTCACGGACGCCGACACCGCCGTCATCCGCGAGGCCTGGCTGCACTTCGCGGACCTGGCCACGGACCCCGCCTTCCAGGCCGCGGCCCAGGCCGGGGAGCTGCACACCCTCACGAGCTACGACACCGCGACCGCCGTGGGGGACGGGGCCGACTACTCGGCGGGCGTGGCCCTGGCCGTCCACCCCCCGTCCCGGCGCTGCTACGTGCTGGACGCCTGGCACGCCCGGCAGACCGTGGCGCAGCAGGCCGCGCAAATCTACCGCGAGCACCAGCACTACCGGCCCCACCGCGTGCTCATCGAGAAGGCCGGGCAGGCCGTGGTGGACGAGTGGCTGCTGTCCGAGCACCCCGAGCTCCGGCCCGTGGTCGAGACCGTGCACCCCACCATCGGGAAGGTGCAGCGCGTCCAGGCCATCACGCCCCTGTTCGAGCGCGGGGAGGTGATCTTCTCGGCGCACCTCAACCCGGACGCGCCGGGGTGGAAGCCGGGGCGCGAGGCCCTGATCCATGAGCTGCGGGACTTCCCGGTGGGCAAGAACGACGATAGTGTCGATTCCCTAACCCAAGGCCTTGCCGCGGCCCGCCGCTACTTCCTGGACGCCTGGGCGCCCGGGGCGCAGGCCGCCGGGCGGGAGCTCGCGGTCACGGTGGGCGCGGGCGGCCGGGGCGAGGACGATTATTTGTTCTGACCTGCAAGCGCGTTTGTAAGGTTTCGGATTGAAAAACTTACAAAAAAATAATTGACAGCACCGCGGCCAGAGGTTAAATAAGGGGTGTGAGGCGCTGCTACGGCAGCCCAACCGCGCTACGGCGCAAGGAGCGACCCCATGACGACTACCACCGAAAAGAACGCCGCCATTTCAGCCGCCATCCTGGCCCACCGCGCCGCCGGCCTGCCCGTGCGGGACGCCGTCAACCTGGTGCTGGGCGCGGGAGCCTTCGAGCGCCTGGCCGGGGACCTGTACGACGCGCTCCGCGCAAAAGCGCAGGCAGAGCAAAATAAATAATTGACAGCACCGCGAAAAGGCTTATTATCTATATATCAGCTGGTTGCCACGGCAACCGCAACGCGCTACGGCGCAGAAGGAGCCCGCCATGATAACCGAAATCACCACCATCATCAACGAGACCATCACCACCGTGTCAGTGAACCTTTACGCAGCCGACCCAAACACCAAGCAGGTTTGCGCGTCCTGCACGCACAACAATAACGGTACGTGTCAACGACGGTCGCAGGTCTGGACATGTGCCACTTATCCCAAGGTTGTGCCGTTCTATCCCAGGGCCACGAGCATGGCATGCTCATCCTTCACGGTCCGGTACCTTGGCGAGGAGTGGCCCGAGCTCTAAGCCGAAACGCCCTGAGGGGCGTCCGCCGGGCTGGCATCCCGGCGCTGACGAGGCTGCCACCACCACGAAGGGAAAAACAATGGGAATCATCTATGAGCCAGCGGGCCGCGCCCGCGAGTACGCCCCGCTAGCCTGCAACCTGTTCAGCGGGTGCCTGCATGCCTGCGAATATTGCTATTGCCCCGGCATCTTTCGCCGTAGCCTGGCGGACTGGTCGAGCGCGCCCGCCATCAAGCAGGATGCCCTGACCAAGTTCGGCCGGGAGGCCAAGAAGCTTGCGGGCGACCCCAGGGACATCCTCTTCTCCTTTACATCGGACCCCTGCCAGTCACCGGACGCCGTCGCCGCCACGGCCGAGGCCCTTCGGATTGCTGCCGCGTACCAGCTCACATGTACCGTGCTCACCAAAAACCCGGAAGCATCTCGGCCGCTGTGGGAGACCATGCGCGGTAGCGGGTACACGCTAGCGAGCACCGTGTGTTTTTTGAGCGAGGACCTGCGGGCCACCTGGGAGCCGGGCGCCCCGTCCATCGCAAGCCGCCTTGCGGCATTGGGCGCGGCCCATGCCATCGGGATCAAGACATGGGCCTCGGTAGAACCCTGCGTGGACGAGGACGAGGGGATTGCCGCCATCAAGGCGCTGATTCCAGTCACGGATCTAATCAAGGTAGGGAAGCTCAACCATCACCCCCACGGGAAGACCATCGACTGGGAGCGTTATGCCGCGCGGGCGGTGGAGGCGCTGGGCGACCACCCGTGCCTCATCAAGGACGATCTAAAAAAGCATCTTAGGGCAAAATAAATAATTGACAGCGCCGCGAAAAGGCTTATTATCTATATATCAGCTGGTTGCCACGGCAACCGCCACGCGCTACGGCGCAGAAGGAGCCCACCATGTTCGTACTCATCAACACCTTCACGAACGACAGCATCATCTCCCGCCACCGCACCGTTCGGGCGGCCACCCTGGCGCTGCACCGCGTTAGCCGGAGCTTGCCCGATGGGAGTTACCTGCCCATGGCCATCCGCCATGACAACGGGGACAGCCTTTCAGGGGCCGAGTATGACGAAATGTGCGACGTAGACCCGTACAACCGATAAGCCGAAACGCCCCATCCGGGGCGTCCGCCGGGCTGGCATCCCGGCGCTGAGGAGGCTGCCCGGCTACGGCCGTACCGCCCTACGGGGCAGAAGGACCGACCATGACCACGACCAACAGCGAGATCATCACCCTGCACTACCGCCTGGACCGCGCGGCCGGACTGGCCGCGGGCCGCATCCTTCCCAGCGACGAGGGCAGCATGGAGCTGACCCCGGCCCTCCTGGCCGCCCTATCAGCCGATGAGCGGGCGTTCCTGGCCCTGCACCTGAGCGACACGCCGCGCGGGGCCTACGTGGACCTCGCCGGGGGCATCGGCACGAGCCGGGACCTATACCCGGCCCAGGACAACATCGTGGAGCCCGCGGACGCCCCGGCCCTGGTTGCGGCGCTTTACGCGGCATACTGCGCCACGAACGCCCGCATGGCGGACGAGCGCGCGGCGGACGCGGCCCAGCGGGCGGCGCTGCAAGCGGCCGAGGAGCGGGAGCGTGCCGTGCTAGCGCAGGCGCTGACCGCCCCGGTGGCGTGCGTGATTGGTTTCCTGTCCGAGGACGCCCTGTACGGCACCCAGGCGGCGAAGGCCGTGGCCCGCGAAGGAATTCGGGCCTGGTTGGCCTCAGCCTCGGCGGACCTGGCCACCTACTGGGACCGGCACTGCTACGAGGTGGGCCCCGTGAGCGACGCCATCACGGGCGTGGAGCGCCACGTCGTCAATCTGCGGCTGGACCGCAAGGCACAGCGCAAGCAGTGGGTCACAGACATGGTGACGTTCTGGGGACAGCCGGTGGACCGGGCCCGGCAGGCGGCGGGCGTGCTGCCCCGGGCCGACCTCGAGGCCCTGGTGTGGGCGGCGGTGCAGGCCCCGGCCGACCCGGACAACCGCCACAACTGCCCGCGCTGCGGGAGCAGCGAGGCCGAGGTGGACGAGCAGGAGGGCAAGCCGGTGCCCGCGGCGGCATGGACCGCGGCGGACGCGTTGAGCAGCGCCTTCCAGGGCGACGTGCTCGAGGCGCTGGGCCTGTGCCTGACCAGGGACATCGTGATGGTGACCTACGACTGCCCGGCCTGCGAGCCGACGTTTCGCCGCGAGCTCCGCGTTAAGATGACCCATCCCGAAAATGGGTGGACGAGCAGCTTGCGGTATTATCCGCTGGAGGAGGTGTGAACATGCGCACGGAACTCGAAGCCCTGGAACGATGGTTGGCCGCGGAGCGTGCGGAGCTGGCCCGGTTTGAGCGGTACGCCACGCTGCTAGGCGGCATCATCGTGGGCGCGGGCCTAACCGGCATCATTCTGACCCTGATCATGGGGTGCAGTGAGCCCGTGAGCCCCTACTACTGGTACGACCGCGATACCACGGACGCCACCGATCCCGACACCATGGGATCGGCCAGCGATACCGCGGACTTGCCCGAGGTTCCAGAAACGGACTTCGGGAACACCGCGACCGAAGCGGCGGGAACGGGTGAGGAGGAAACGGCCACCCCGGATCCAACCGCCGACCAGGAACCGACCACAGAGCTCGATCCAACGGCGGACCCTGAGCCCACGGCCGACCATGAACCGACCGTGGCGCCCGAGGATACCGGCGTGCCGCATCCCGGCACGGACTACCCCTGGCCCACGGACCCAGTGCCAACGGACACTTGGCCGGACGTGCCCACCGTGGAGACCGAAGCGCCGGAGCCCACCGCGGACCCCGATCCGACCGCGGACCCTAAGCCAACGGACGATCCGGCCTGCGCCGACGAATGCTGCCACGTTGCCAACGGCCTGCGCTGGCGCCAACCGCACATGGTGGCCGGAACCGGATACTATACCCGCGTGGGGCACATCGACGCGGATGGCCTGGACATCTGCGAGGAGATGGCCGCCAGGGCGGATTGCGGGATCGCAACGTGGCGCCTGCCCGAGCGGTGCGAGTATAACCACGAGGTCATCGTTCGCCACCCTGAGCCCGACGCGCTGTATCCCTGCACCATCGCCTGGACCGGGCAGAACTTCCACCAGGCGTGGGCGGCGCCGATGCGTACCGGCAACATCTGGGCGGTACGGTGCATCGGCCCGCTGGAGGCGTGCCCCGAGCCCTACTGGCGCCAAATCTACGAGCAGTCTGCATGGATCTTCTGCGTATCCGACATCGACTAGCCCGCCGATTGCGCACCATCGCCCCCCATGGTACGCTCCCCCCATGGCCACCCTCATGGACACCGAGACCGGAGATTGCGGGACCCAGACGGTTGCGGGCGACGTCGCGGTAAGCGTCGTGACCCGGGACCGCGGCCCCGCGGGCTGGTGGCGCCTGCTGCGGCCCATGCGCGTGCTCGTGCCCGACCGGGCGCTCCATGGGGTGCTCGGCGTGGCGGCGGACCTCCCCGGTGGGGCGCAGCTTTGCGTGGCCGGGACGGGGCCACTACTGACGGCCATTGTCCGGGCCGCCTACCTGCCCGGCCCGCTGCGGGTGCAGCTCACGGCCCTGGAGCTAGCCCGGGCTGGCGAGCGCTTTGGGGCCCGCCCGGCGCTGCCGGTGCTCCCGCTGTGCGCCCACCCCCGGGCCGAGCGGGGCTGCGCGTGCTGCTTCGCGGGCCTGGTGCGCCGCCGCCTGGCCATCGCCGGGATCACCTGGCCGGAGGTGGACAATGACGCCTGATCCCCTCGTGCGCCCGGCCAGCGCTGTGGACCTGGGCTGCGCCAAGCCGGGCTGCCGCCACTGCGGCGGGCGCGGCATCGTGGCCTATCGCACCATCAAGGAGGAGCGTGTGCCAGTGATCTGCCGGTGCGTGGGCCGCCGCGGGGGCCTCGGGCCCAACCCGGTCGACGCCCTGCTTGGCCCCATCGCCGCCGCTTTGCGGGACGGAACCTACGGGCAGAAGCTCGCGGCGGACGTGCGCCGCCTGCCCCTCGACGAACAACCGGCCGCGCGGGCCAAGATCGCCGCCCACGCCGCCACGCCCGCATTACCCGACCCCCTACGCCGCGCCCTGGCCGAGGCCCTGGCCGCGCTCGAGGAGCCCCATGTCACAGCCTAGATTCCACACCCTCGCCCCCATCCCCGCCGTCGCCGGTGGGGCGACCGCCCGTTACGACGTGGGCGGCTGGTTTAACAAGGGCTACTCGTTCGTGCGCGACGGCGCGGCGGGCTTCACCGCGGCAATCCAGGGGTCCGTGGGCGGCACGGTCTGGACCGACCTCGTGAACCTGAACGCCAGCGGCGAGGGCGCCATTGCCGACCACTACAACTTCGTGCGCGTGAACGTCACGGTGGCTGGCGCGTTGGGCGCGACCACGGCGCTCATGATCGCCGGGAAGGACTGAGCCATGGGCGCCCCCCGCTTTTTCCCCCTGCCCATTCCGAACGACGCCCCCGTGGTGCCGCCCGCCGTGGTGCAGGCCGTGGTGGCCGCGAGCACGCCGGTTTCGCTCGCCGGGGCCGTGGGCCTCGGGTATGAGATCGTCCTGGACCCGGGCGCCGCGTTCGTCGCGGACCTCGAGGCGTCGGTCAACGGCCAGGACAACTGGACCATCATCGCGGGCCTGGCCACCGGGCAGGGCGCCCTGGATGACCGCTACCAGTACGCCCGGATCAACGTGACCGTGGCGGGCGACCTCGGCGCTACCACCGCCGTGCTGCTCGGCGGGAAGGACCGCTGATGCCCCGCAACCACAACCGCACCGAGTACACCCCGCCCCGCGCGGAGGCCGATCTGCTGACGCGCCGGTCCATCCTGGCCAAGGCCCGGGTGGCGGCGGGGGATGCCCTCGACGAGCAGGCCGCTGAACAGGCCCTGGACACCGAGGGCGCCCGATGGGGGTCGTGTGCGGCCGTCGATGCGCCCTACGATCCCGAGACCATGATCGGCCTGGTCGAGATGTCGGCGCACCTGTCGCCCAACATCGATGGCTATGTGAACAACATTGACGGCTACGGCCACCAGGCCGCGCCGGTTGAGCCCTGGCTGGCCGACCTGACCAGCGATGACGCCGCGGCGGCCATCCGGGCCGCGCTGGAGTTCGAGGCCTGGGTCGCGGCTGAGGAAGCCACGGCGGCGGACGGGGAACCAGTGGCCCCGGTCCCCGTGGATGACGCCGCGGTAGAGGCCGCCCGGGTCGCGCTGGACGAGCGCCTGCGCCGGGAGCGGTTCCTGTTCGACGCCTTTTTTAAGACGTGCTGTGCGGATCGCTCGTTCGTCCAGCTGCGGCGGGACGTGCGGTGGGACCGCGAGGCCAACGGGTGGGGCGCCCTCGAGCTCATCCGGGACGGCCGCGGGCGGCTGCGCCGGCTGGCGTACCTCCCCGGCTACACCGTGCGCCCTGTGGTGGACCTCGGCGAGGTGCTGACCGTCGAGGACCCGGATCCCCTGACCGTGCTCTCGCGCGGGCGCACCGTGGCGGTGCAGCGGCGGTTTCGCCGGTACGTCCAGATCGTGGGCGGTCGCAAGGTGTACTACCGCAGCCCCGGCGATCCCCGCGTGGTGTCCCGCACCACGGGCAAGGTCTACCCGACCCTCGAGGCCCTGCGCCAGCCGCCCGAGCGCGACGGCGAGGGGCCCGAGGCGCTCCCTGCCCACGAGCTGCTATGGATGGCCGGGCACAACCCCCGTACCCCCTGCCCGCCGCCCCGGTGGGTGGGCGCGCTGCTGCGGGTGCTCGGGAGCCGCGAGGCCGACGAGACCAACTATTACTACCTCAAGAACAAGACCATGAGCGGGGGCATCCTGTTCGTGTTCGGCGGCCGCGTGCCGCAGGGCGTGAAGGACCGCCTGGAGGCGCGCCTGCTCAACGAGATGCAGGGCTCGCGCAACACCGGGCGCATCATGGTGGTGGAGGCCCAGCCGTCCGCCGGCCCCCCGGGCGAGCGGTCGCTTATGCCGTCGATGTCGTTCCAGTCGCTGCGGGACGCCAACCACACGGACGCCCTGTTCAGCAAGTACGACGCCGAGGCGGCGGACGCCATCGGCGCCACGTTCCGGCAGTCGCCGCTACTCCGCGGGCGCACCCCGTCCGACCTCAACCGCGCCACGGCCGAGGCCGCGCTGCACTTCACGGAGCAACAGGTATACCAGCCCGAGCGCGAGGCGTGGGACTGGCTGATCAATCGGTATATCCTGCCCGAGATCGGCGTGGAGCTCCTGCGCTTCCGCAGCAACTCGCCCCCGGCGCGCTCTCCGCAGGAGGTCGCGGACCTGGTCAAGGCAGTGGCCCCGTTCGGTGGGCTGCTCCCCAGCGAGATCCGGGCCCTCACGGCGGACGTGCTCAACACCCCCATGGAGGCGGTGGACGCACCGTGGGTGAACTGGCCCATGCCCATGACCCTGGCAGGCATGCCCAGCCCGGACTCCACCGACGCGCCGCCCACGGAGCTGGCCGATGTGACCGCCGACATGGCCAAGATGCAGGCCCGCGTGGCCGCCATCGCGAGCGAGGAGCTGCGCCTGGGTGGCGTCGAGGCTGACGTGCGTGCGGGCTGGATCGCCGGGCCGGAGCCCACGCCGTGACCGTCGCGACCACCCTGCCGCGCCTGCGCTGGACCGTGAACACGGGCGAGACCTACCAGCTCGTGCTGACCCGCACCGCCGTCGCGAGCTACACGACCAGCGGCGCTGCGCACACCGCCGCAATCTACGGTGGGACCGCCGCGCGGCTCGCCGCTACCGCCGGTCCAGCCCCGGCCAGCGTGCCGGTCAGCTTCGGCGCTGCCTGGAACGACGCCAGCGCGGATCGCCTGGTCGAGGCCGTGCTGCGGGACCTCGGCCGCGCGTGGGGCGTGC